TATTTAAACCTGTTAACAAAGTTATTTCAAGAATTGTACCTAATGAAATTAAACCTTTCATAGGACCCCTAGCATCTGTTTTAATTCCTGGTAGTTCAGCACTTGGTCTTAGTGGAATTATGAGTAATTTTGGTAGAGGATATTTAGCCAATCTATTAGCAGACAGTGCTGTTAATGAAGGTAAAACAGATTTAAGAAAAGCTGCATTATCTGGAATATTTAAAACTCTTCCAACTTCTGCAGATATTAAACAAGGTCCTCCACCAGCAGATAAAACATTTTTACAAAAATTAGGAACAGAAGGTAAAGAAGTTACAGCTAAAGTTGGAGACTTTTTAAATCCAAGTATTTCTGGTGAAGAAGGTAAAATACTTTCATCAGTAGCTAATGTTAGTAAAGCTGCAGGAACACAAGCAGCGGCAGGAGCAGGATTTGATATTTACGATGCTGCTAAAGCTGCACAAGACGCTTATCAAAATTCAGAAGATGGATATAATACGGCTGAGTACTTAGGTTATTTAAGAAATTATCTTGCAAACGCAGGATATTCACAACAACAAATAGATGATTATGTTGCTAATAGACCAAGTTACAATAAAGGTGGTCGTGTAGGATTTGCTGAAGGCACAGGAATATTTGACACTATGCAAGATCCCGGTGATCCTTATAACGACAAATATATCTTACAAGAAAAAGACGATGAATTAAGCATAGAAGAAATACTTCAAATTTTAAAAGATGGTGTAGCCATGACTGATCCTAAACCTACTGAGTCTGGAAATCCTGCTGATACCTTAATAGATTTACCGGGTGAGTTAGAAGATGTGGACGATAGAAGTTTCGCAGGTGGACCTAAAAGTTTATTAGACCCTAGTGAAATGATAGCAGACAATGCCGGTGGTGGTTTAGGTAAAATGCAACAACAATTGATACAAATGGGAGTTAATACTTCTCAAATGTCACCAAGTGAAATTATGGAAATATATAACAGAATGATGGGTGGAGAATCAGGACAATATTTTGGTGCTAAAAAAGGTGGACTTGCAACTTTAAAAATGGGTGGTATGCCTTCTATGGAAATGGACTATAGAGGCGGTGGCTTTATACCTGTGGGGTCTAAAGAGAAAGCTGATGATGTCCCCGCAAGATTGTCAAAAAATGAATTCGTTATGACGGCTGATGCCGTTAGAGCTGCTGGTGGTGGTAGTGTTAATAAAGGAGCACAAAGAATGTATCAATTAATGAACGCCTTAGAGAGTAAAGTATAATGGTAGATACAACAATAACTAGACCTGCCCCCTTTATAGAAGCTGGTGGTGAGGTACTTGTAAAAAAATTAACAGAACAATTAGGAACACCTATTGATACACGTTCTTATCAACCTACTGTAGCAGACGAGACAGCTTTACAACAACAAGCTAGAACTTTAGCAGGTGGCCTAGGTTCTTTTGAACCGTTCTTAAATCAAGCAGCAACCGATGCTACTGCTGCTCAAACTTTAACAGGTCCTCAAGCCTATCAAGATTTTATGTCACCGTATCAACAAGAAGTTATCGATGCTTCTCTTGCTGCTTTGGAACGAGAAAGAGCAGCACAAAGATCAGCAATTGGTGATCAAGCGTTTCAATTTGGTGCCTTTGGTGGTGGTAGACAAGGTGCTCAAGAAGGTGAGTTTGATGCCGTTACTGCTTTTAATAAAGCACAACTAGAAGCACAATTAAGACAACAAGGATTTCAACAAGCACAACAAGCAGCACAACAAGCTTTTGCTAATCAACAAGCATTATCTACACAACAACAAGGACTAGCACAACTAGCTCCACAATTAGCGCAACAACAAATTACCGGTGTTGGTCAATTAGGTCAGCAACAACAAGCACAGGCACAAGCTATTATCGATGCACGAGCGGCAGCAGATAGAGAAGCAGCGTTTGCCGATCAACAAAACTTAGGGTTTGTTGGTCAACAATTAACAGGATTAATAGGTGGATATCCGGCACAAGCAGGTTACTCCACAACATCAACACCTCCTCCTAGCCCACTATCTCAAATTCTTGGAATGGGTGCAGGTCTTGCGGGTATTGGTGGTCAGTTAGGATTGTTTGGTTAATGAGTAGAACTTTAAACAGACCTATGTTTAGGCGTGGTGGTAAAGTCGATAGTCGTGGAACAGGAATCACGTCTGGATTAATGCCAAGACAAAATTATCAAAATGCAGGTTTTGTATTTCCAGGTGATGAATCTAAAACAACACCAACAACACAACCCACAGGAGGAGGTACAGGTTTTTCTCAATCTCCTTTTAAAAAACTTATTGTAGATCCCACTTTAAGTGCCATTTCTCCTGTTGTAAATGTTGGTTCAGACATAGGTAATTTTACAAAATTATTTTTTGGTGGTGATCCTACTTTTAAATATTTAGATCCTTTTGCAAAAGGAAGTGGTTTTGGAGTAGGAGTAGAGGACTTTGATACTTTTAGATATGGTCCTAATAAAAAAGAACAAACGACAACAGAACTTCCTGAAGCTCCTGTAATAGATCAATCAGAAGATAATCAACAAGGAGATAAGACAGTAACCATGGATGAAAAGAAAGATGCTCCTGAAGTACAAGATAATAATAAAGCAATAGATGTTGATGCTATGGAAGATCTGATAGACGCAGACGCTAAAACTTTTGAAAGAATTATGTTAGGGGATAGTGCTACTAAAGATAAAATATTTAAGATGTTAACTGCTGCTGCTCCTAAAATTTTAGAAGAAGATTATGGTGGGGCTATTGCTGCTGCTGGTGAGGCAGGAGACGATAGCGCTATAAAAGCAAAATCAAGAGAAGCTGCCGTTTCAAAATATATTTCAGATACAGCGACTACTGATAAACAAAAAGATTATGCTTTTATTAAAAATAAATATCCTAATATGTCTGAAGAAGATGCTATCGCTTTTGCAGGAGGTCAAAGTCAATATCAAAAAGAGTTACCTTTATCTACAGTAAGAGCTACAATTACTTCTAAATTTGAACCATCAACCCTACATGAACAAGCTTATGAAGATGGTTACATAGAATACCTTTCTTTAAACACAAGGTATGGTGCCGATCTTAAAATACTTCCATATAAATCAAAAGGTAAATCAATAGAAGATGGTTTTGAAGTAGTTACAACAAATTTAGATAAATCTAGTATTTACTTTGATCCTGTAAGTCAAGATTACATTGTAGCAGATAAAGAAACAGGTCAATCAAAAAAATTCAATACTTTTGAAAGTGCTAACAGTTATTTAAAATCTTGAGGAGGATAAATGGTTGATTTTAATTTCGATCAAGAGCCTGAAAATAAAGTTGGAACTATACAATCTATACTAGCAGGTATTGCATCTGGTTTTATTAAGATACCAGAAGGTGTTATATCTTTAGGAGCAAGTCTCATTGACCTCGGTGCGGGGACCAATAACGCTGCAAAAGTAGAAGCTTTCTTTGATCAAATAAATCCTTTTGATGAAGCAGCAGAAGCAACCACAGCAGGTAAGATAACAGAAACGTTAGTTAATCTTGGTATTCCTGGTGCTGTTGCGTTTACAAAAGGTAGTCAACTTGCTAACGCTGCAATTAAAGGAAAGAAAGCAAAAAAATATTTCGCATTAGATAAAAAAGCATTAAGTCCTGTGGAGTTAAGAGAAGCTAGAAAGCTTGCCACGACATTTAACAAAAAAGAAAAAGCTGCCAAATACGGTATAGCAGCATTTGGTTCAGGTGTGGCTGAAGGTGTATTTGTAGGAGATGTAGATAAAGTAGGAACTTTTGGTGATATGCTAGGGGGTCCTACTAAATTAGATAGAACTAAAGACTATGATCCGGGTAGGGAAATATTAAATCGTATTAAGTTTGGAACAGAAGGTGCTTTGTTTTCTGGTGTTATTGGTGGTACAGGATTAGCAATTAAAAAATTAGCTAAGAGAAATAAAAATTTAGCTCGAAGCGATGAAGCGGGTGATAGATTTTTAGATAAATTTGCAGGAAAATTTAGAGCAAGAAGTCAAAAAGATCCTGAATTTTTTAGAATAGAAAGAGAATTTGAAGGAATCAGAGCACAAGATGTAGCTATAGCTCAACAAACATCAAGAGAAATTACAAAAGAAATAGATAAGATGTTTCCTTTTTTAAAGACGGCATTTAATTCAACAGCAAAGAACGAAAGAAAAAAATTATTAAAAGAATTAAATGATGTTCTTTTGTCTGGTAAACCTGGTGTCAGTGATTCAGGTCAAATAGTTTTTGGTAAAATGGATAAACAACTTTCGCAACAATTATTTAAAAAATTAAAATCACTCGGTGCTGACACTAATAGTATTAAAAATATATTTGGTCAAATGAATACTGTTAGAGGTAGTTGGGGTAAAATGTTTAGTTTTGTAGGAAAAAACATGGATGAAAAATCTTTTCAAGAATTTAAAGGAGTTTTTGGAGAAAAGTTTCAAAGTTTTTTAGGTTCTAATTATGAGATCTTTCAAAACAAATCCATAATACCTTGGTTAAATTATAGGCCAACAAAACAATTAATAGAAAAAATGAAAACAGAAATAATAAAGCAAGCAGAATTAGGAGGAAATAAAATAACCTCTGAAACAGCAGAAAAATATGTTAATGAAATAATAAAATCAGCAAGACTTCCTAATAAAAAATCTTTGGCAATGGGTGAAAAAAGATCACCTGCTGCTATCTTTAAATTACCTAAGTTTCTTGCAACCAATAGTGTTCTTAATGATATAGATTCTTTTGGTAAATATAAATCAGGTTATGTTTCTTTAGATGATTTGACACCTGCTTTTAAAGAATCTATAGAAGAACTTTTTGGTAAACAAAATAATGTGGGTTTAACTATATTAGGGGGTACAGAAAGACTATCTCTAATAACAAGAAACAATCAATACTATCAAGCATTAGCATTGCAATCAGATGAATTAGTAAAAAAAGCAATGAAACCTATCGCTGAAGGTGGAGAAGGACTATCAGAAAATCAAGCAAAGAAAAAATATAAAATGTTTTTTGAAGATGAAGACGAGGCTCTAGATGTTTTTGGTAGTGATAATTTAAAACAAATAAGTTTTCAAGATCAAGCACCGGATTCTGTATTAGCAGGAATAACAAATCCTTTGGATGGATTATATACTACAAAAGGAATGGCTGATGCAGTAACAGGAGCAACTAATTCTTTAATAAGTAATGATACAGCACTTGGTTATACTTTAAATAATTTTATTCTTTTTCCAAAAGCAACTTCTCAAATAGCTAAAACAATTTTATCACCTCTAACACACGTTCGTAACTTTATTAGTGCTGGAGCTTTTGCTGCCGCTAATGGTGTTATACCGAACAGAAAAGCTTTTGTAGATGCCTATAAATCTTTACAAATACCTTTAAAAGGAGCAGGGCAGTTTAATGATTTTTATAATAAACTATTAAAATTAGGTGTTGTTAATTCTAACGTTCAAGTGGGTGATCTTAGAAAACTTTTTAAAGAAATAGATTTTTTAGGAGAAAATATAAATCCAAATAATTTTTTAGCTAAAATACAACAAATAGGTTCTAAGGCTAAAAAAGTTGGTGAAGACTTTTATACTGCTGAAGATGATTTTTGGAAGATAACTACATATATTTCTGAAAGAGCTAGATTAGATAAAGCCTATAAAAGATTTGGTATAAAAAGAACTGCTGACCAATTAGATGAAGAAGCAGCAGATATTGTACGAAACAACGTTCCAAACTATGCTTATGTTAGTGATTTTGTTAAAGGTTTAAGAAAGTTTCCTTTAGGTAATTTTGTATCTTTTCCAGCAGAAATTATGAGAACAGGAACTAATATTGTTAGAAGATCATTAAAAGAAATAAATTATCAAGAAACACTAGCGAATGGTCAAGTAGTAAATCCTTTAAAAAATATAGGTATACAAAGATTAGTTGGTTTTGGAGCAACTACTACTGCTGTTCCTTTTGCTGCTGTAGAAGGAGCAAAAGCTTTATATAATGTAACAGATGAAGAAATGGAAGCTTTAAGAAGATATGTACCTAGTTGGTCTAAAAATTCTACTCTTATACCTATCAGAGATAAAAAAACAAACGAATTAAAGTACATAGATTTTTCTCGTACTAATGCTTATGACACTTTAATACGACCTATTCAAACAGTTCTTAATTCTGTTCAAGAAGGTAGAACAGATGAAGACGGTATCATGAATGATTTTATATCAGGTATGTTTGAATCAACAAAAGAAATAGCTAGTCCTTTTATTAGTGAATCTATTTGGACAGAGGCAGCAACAGATATACTAGTAAGAGGAGGAAGAACAAGAGAAGGTAGTGTTCTTTACACAGATCAAACCCCTCCGGGTGAAAAGGTAAGTGCAATTTTAAATCATTTAGTTAAGTCTCAATCTCCCGGTTCTATTGCACAATTCAATAGAATAGGTTTAGCCATATCCGGAGAAACAGATGATTACGGTAGAAGTTATGAATTAGGTGATGAACTACAAGGATTGGTTGGTTTCAGAGCAATTAAAGTAGACCCAGAGAGAGCGATTAACTTTAAGATCGCTGACTTTCAAAGAGGTATTCGTAATTCAAGAAGAGAATTTACATCTAAGTTATTAAAAGGTGGAGATGTAAGTCCTAGTGATATTATTGATAGATATAAGATAGCTAATGCTCAAGCCTACAAAGTTAAACAAGAAATGATGAAAGATTATTTTGCAGCGATAAGATTAGGTGCTGATCAATTTGCTTTGAATAAATCTTTTGATGATCGTGGAGCTAAAAATGAATTGCGTGCTTTAAGATTAGGATCGTTTAAACCTTTAAAGATCAGTGATAACATTAAAAGAACTTTTGCAGAAAATGCATTAAAAGCAGGAAAACCAAATCCTTATTTTCCTGCATCTATTTATATAAACAGTATGTTTAATTTCTATAATAATGTTCCTTTAGGGTTAGCAACATTACCTGACTTTCCTAATCCTTTTGAAGCAACAGAATTACCTGCTGACGATACTTCTTTCTTTCAACGAATTAGTAGTGATCCTTCAACAATAACTCAAGTAGCAGGATCAACTGTTCCTAATTTAAGCACATCAACTATTGGTGGTTTACAAGTTAATCCAAATAATTTACAAATAGAACGCAAAACATGAGCATAGAACCTAAAACACAAAGAGAGCATATTATTTCATTACACGGACATATTACAGGAGTTAAAAAGGAGATTAACGAGATTAAAAATAATCACCTTAAGCATATGCATGAAGATATTGATAAGTTGGGTGGTAAGATAGACAAAATCTATTGGGTTGTATTATCTACAGTGGGGGCTGTGGGTTTAATGTTTATAGATACTTTATTGGGGATGTTATGAAACTATCAGAAAACTTTACACTATCAGAGATGACTAAATCTCAAACAGCTATTAGAAAAAATATAGACAACACACCAACAGATGAGCATATTGAAAATTTAAAATATGTTGCTGATAACTTATTACAACCTATCAGAGATCATTTTGGTAAGCCTGTGACTGTGTCATCTGGATATCGAAGCGTGGATCTTTGTGAAGCTATTGGTTCTTCTTCTAGATCTCAGCATGCTAAAGGAGAAGCTGCTGACTTTGAAATAGGTGGAATAGATAATAAAGAACTTGGCCTGTGGATTCAAGATAACATCGAATACGATCAATTAATTTTAGAGTTTTATAATGATGGTGATCCTAATTCCGGGTGGATACATTGTTCAATGGTCAAGGACCGTGAACCGAGGAAGAGTACTTTAAAAGCTATTAAGAATAATGGACAAACTCAATACGTTCCCTGGTCTGTCTAAGTATCTAATTTTCCAAGATTAAGTTTTATAGGAGCACCCTCACCGGAAGGTGATCCAAAGTATGTCCCTAATTTTCTAAATTTATTATATGCTCCGTCTGTTCCAAAAATATCTACGGCAGCTTTATATAAATCATTTAAACTATTAACATCCTTAGCATCATTAAAATTAAATTGATCAGTTAAAATTACTTCTCCTTGATCATTTATTTTTATATTAGCTGAACCTATTGATGTTCTCATTTGAAAATCTGGATCAAACATTTTTTCTATAAAATTTTTGTTATAATTCATATAACCTTTAGGATAATCACCATAGCTCAAAAAATCTTTACCTTCACCTATCGCTTTTTCTGCTGTTTCTTTCATCACATTTAATTGTTCTTCCGTAAAATCTTCATTAGTTATTAACTCATCTTTACCCATTAAATCTGAAACAAATAATCTCATGTTAGGAGGTAACTTGTTGAAAAGAGTTTTAAGTACGTTTGGTTTTTCGTCCATAGTGGCCATTAAGTATTTTAACACGGATCCAAAGACAAAAAAAGAGTAAAATCAAACCTGGTTGTACTATTACAAATATAATAATATTAGCTAATTCGTAGCCCCAACCTGTGAAATCTCCTATAACAACCAATACTTGACAGCACCAATCAAAAAATTGATTTACTATATCCAATCTTTTAACTCCTCTCCCATAATTTCATTAGCTATACTAATTTTATTTCGTAAAGCTTTTACTATTTTTTCATCTACAGTTTTTTCTGTCATCAAGTCTATGTAAGTGACAACATTCTTTTGACCAATTCTGTGAGCTCTATCTTCTGATTGTAGTCTTTTTTCTAAGTCATAGTTGTTAGAATAGTAAATTACTGTGTTTGCAGCAGTTAATGTGATTCCATACCCCCCGGTTTGAGTGTTTCCAACAAAAAACCTTACAGGGCTGTTTTCAGACTGATACAGAGCAATGTTTTTCTGACGTGTGTTTGTATCAATTGCACCATAGTATGCTACTGTAGAGTCCTCTCCGTAGGTTTTTTTTAAGGCTTCAACTATCTTTTCTATATCATAGATGTAATTTGCCCAAATAATCGCTTTTCCGTCTACTTCTTCTAAAACCGACATCAATTCATTAATACGATTACTTTTTACTTCAACCATAGACCCATCATCCATCTTCACGTGGCCACAAACTATTTGCTGCATCCTCATTAATTGTGTCATGGCATTTGTAGTGCTTGTAATTTTACCTTTAGATTCTGCCAAGGCTGTTTGTTTCATCATTGTGTACATTTTGATTTGTTCATCGGTCAAATCTACAATTCTTTTCGTGTAGGTTTTTTCTGGTAAATCAAGACAATCTTTTTTAAGAACTCTATAAGAAAATTTATCTATAATTCCTGTTAACTCATCAAGCCTTCTGTAACTAGATATCAATTGAACTCTACGTCCACCAAAATTTCTTTCAATCATATTGGCGTATCGAGCTCTAAAAGAATAATAAGAACCATAACCTAGATGATACTCATCTAGAAATTTACATTGAGAATACAAGTCAAGTGGTGACTTGGTAACTGGAGACCCTGTTAAGATTCTACGATATTTCGCTAACTCCCCTATTTTTAAAATGTTTTTTGTTCGCTTAGCCGTGGGATTTTTGATTGTCGTAGACTCATCTATTCCTATTAAGCTAGGTCCTACAGTATTATTCAAAAATTTTTCTGCAAAAGCAACACCTTTTAATGTAGAAAAAGATTCTACATTCATAATTAATATTTTTAATTTGTCATCATTTTCAAATAAAGTATCTAGTTCATTTTGTTTTCTCTTAGTAATGTTTGCTTCCCATAAAACTTTTGTATATTCAACATGTTCAGCTAAATGAACTGGTATTTCTATGTCGTGCCAATTTTTATAAACACCTTTAGGAGCTACAATCAAAGCAGTTTTAATACCACCCTTGTCGTATAAAATAGATATGTTATCTACTAATACTTTAGATTTACCGGTGCCCATTTCCATAAAAAGAGCAAATGTTTTTTTATTCCAGGATGCTTGTAATGCATCTAATTGGTGACTATATGGCTTAGTCTTAAACTTATAATGTTCAATCATAATTTTTATCTTCTTTCTTACTTGTAATTTATACATGAGTGTATATATTTATGTCAAGAAAGAAAACAAATGAAAAAAGAAGTATTTGAATTATACAGAAAAGATAGTTTAAGTAAGTTTTTAGACACGTTAAAAAACGAACCTGAACAAAATTTTGTGTATGTTTTACAACACCCACCGACTAACATGAATATATTAAGCGCTAGTGATTTTGGTCAATTAGTTATTTGTTTACCTATGTTGTCTCAAATAGTTTTTAGTTCCTCGCCTTTTATTTTTAAGATGAGAAAAAATTTAAGAGACTTTAGAAAACAAGATTATATTTTATGTTTAGGTGATCCTGCTATTATTGGATTATCAACAGCCATAGTTAGCGAAACAACCAACGGTATGTTTAATCTATTGAAATGGGATAAAAGAGAATATAAATATTATCCTTTATCAATTGATTTGTATCAGAAAGATGATAACATAGCCGTAGATTAATAACCTAAAAGAAAGAATAAAGAGGTAAAAATGAACGATCAAAATACAATTAACTTTGAGGAAGACCAACAAAAGATAATTGAAAAAACTAATTTAGATATATTATCTGAACAGTGTTTCAAACTTCTATCTATAGAGAAAGATATAGAAGATTTAGAAAATAAAATTAAAAAGAAAAAACAGGAACACGATAAAATTAGTTCTGAAATAATCCCAGACATACTTGCTGAGCAAGGTATTACATCATTAAAATTATCTGACGGATCATCAATTGAAATCAGAAAAGTATTTAGCTGCACTATTCCCAAAGATGCGAATAAAAGGGAAGCATGCTATGAATGGCTTCGCCAAAACGATCTCGGTGACATTGTTAAAAACAGTGTTAGTGTAGATTTCGGTAAAGGTGAGGATAACAGAGCCAAAGATTTTTTTGGTTCTGCAGTGGATCAAGGTTTAGAACCAACTCAGTCTACAAAGGTTGAGAGTTCTACTTTGAGAGCACTATATAGAGAGCGTGTTGAGGCCGGCCTCGACATGCCCTCTGATCTTTTTCATACATTTGTAAAAGATCAAACTAAAATTAGTCGGAAATAATAGGAGAACGAAAAATGAATGACGAAACGAAAACAAAGATGACTGAAAAAAGCAAGACGGAAGTACTACCAATGTCTTTCTTTGAGCAAGATGCTCAAAGTGGGTTTGATAATATGTCATCAGATGACTATGCCTTACCCTTCTTGAGAATATTGGGTCAACTATCACCACAATGTAACAAGCGTGATGCTAAGTATGTAGAAGGTGCCGAAGCTGGTATGATCTTTAATACTGTTACTAGTGAACTTTACGATGGTGAAAAAGGCATCAACTTATTACCTTGTTATTACAAAAGGGAATTTGTTGAGTGGACCGATAGAGGTGAAGGAACTGCTGCACCTGTAGCAATACATCCTGTTAGTAGTCCTATTATAGGAACTGCAAAAAGAGATGCAACTTTCAAGGATAGATTACCAAGTGGTAACTATTTAGAAAACACAGCATCTTACTTTGTAACTATAATTAAGGATGACGGATCTGGTGAGACAGCCTTAATTACTATGAAATCTACACAACTTAAAACTAGTAGAACATGGAACTCCATGATGAATAGTATTAAGATAAAAGGTTCTAACGGACATTTCACACCACCACCTTTTAGTCATATCTACAATCTTAAAACAGTACCACAATCAAACGATAAAGGAACTTGGTTTGGTTGGAGCATATCCAAAGTGGGTCCTGTTCAAGATAAAGAAATCTATGAACAAGCAAAAGCTTTTGCAGAAAGTATAAGTAAAGGTGATGTGCAAACTAGTCATGGTGAAGAAGAAAAGACTAAGTCAGAAGCGACTAACTATTAATCTATAAGGGGGCTTCGGCCCCCTTTTTTACAAGGAAAATTTATGTTTAGAGTTAAAAGATATTACAGAGGACAATTAATTAGACAAAATAAAACACCATTGTATCCAAAAGAATTAATGAATTTAGATAAAAAAGATGAGTATCAATCTTGGAATATAACAAAAGATGAAAAGGGTAGAACAATAGAAGCAACTTACACACCAACCATTTGGAGGATAGTAGTAGAAAATATTGAGGATGAAAAATAAATTAAAAAAAATATTTATTAAATACGAATTTGAAATTTGGAGTTTGTATTTTTGGTTATTAACTTTTCTGATGCTTCTAATTGTTTGGCTGACAGCATGAAATTTAAAGAAATATTCCAGGGTATGCAAGGTGCATACGGACAATATGTTATTGGTGAGCAAGCTACTAACGGCAACAAACAAGACGGTAAAGCTTTTATAAAAAGAAAACCTGTAACAGATGATTTATGGCAAGATCATTTAGATGGTAAAGATCCTGCCTTAGGTATTATACCTATTAATGAAGAGAACAAATGTAAATGGGGTTGTATTGATGTAGACAAATACAATCTAGATCATAAAAAAATAATTGAAACTATTAGAAAGAATAACTTACCTTTAATATTATTTAGATCAAAGTCCGGGGGAGCACATATATTTTTATTTTGTAAGACATTTATTTCAGCAGCTCTCATGCAATCTAAATTAAAACAAATAGCTGAATTACTAGGTTATATGGATTGTGAAATCTTTCCTAAACAAACAGAGGTTCTTGTAGAACGTGGTGATACAGGAAACTTTTTAAACTTACCTTACCACAATCAAATGAAAGGATTAAGATATGCTTTTAACGATAATGGCACCGCTGCTACACTTGAAGAATTTTTTAAGCTCTATGATATCTATGTTCAAGAAGAAATCGGTATTGATGAAATCAAAGTTGAAAAACCAAAACAAGAAGAAGTCTTCAAGGACGGACCACCCTGTTTAAATAAATTAGCCAATGAAGGATTTGGTGAGGGTGGTAGAAACAACGCTTTGTTTAACATAGCTATGTTTTACAAACAGGCTGAACCAGATAAGTGGGAGGATTTAGTTGAAGACGCTAACATTAATTACATGAACCCACCTTTAAGATCTAGTGAAGTTCAACAACTTCTTAAATCAATAGGTAAAAAAGGTTATGATAAATATAGATGTAAGCAAGCTCCAATTAATTCTGTTTGTAACTCTAGTTTATGTAGACTTAAAAAATTTGGCGTAGGTTTTGATGAGGAAGAGATGCCACCCTTAAATGATTTAACAAAGATTACTTCAGATCCTCCACAATGGTTTTTAAATGTAGACGGAAAGAGACTAAAATTTACAACAGAACAATTGCATAGCGCTCACATGTTTTCTATAGCATGTATGGCTCAAGCAAGTCTAATAGTGCCTATACCTAAGTCAACTGATTGGAGAACTTTGTTAAAAGAATTAATGAAATCTATTCAAGAAATAGAACCTATGGAATCTTTAAGTGCTGTCAATCAATTAGAAAATTTATTGTATGAGTTTACAGTAAACAGGGCACAAGCAAGAACAAAAGAAGACATACTGAATAAAACACCGTGGACAAATGAAGGTTACACTTATTTTAAAATGGATGATTTTTATAATTGGTCAAAGAAAAACAATTGGGAACTTGATAAAACAAAGACAGGTAATTTAATGATGGAGTTATCTTGTTATGAAGGTGAGATTAGAAGTTTAGAAATAAAAGGAACCAATCCTAGAATAACTAAAATAAAATCTTTAAAAATTATTAAACCAAGTGTTAGTGATAGGCCTTACAAAGAAACGAATTACTAATGAAAACAATTATTCTTGGTCCACCCGGTACAGGAAAGACAACTACTTTATTAGATTTAGTTGATCAGTTTATACAACAAGGTGTTCGACCAAAACAAATAGGATATTTTTCTTTTACAAAAAAGGCTGTCAATGAAGCAATATCTAGAGCTGCAAACAAATTTAATTTAGACGCTAAAGAAGATTTAAAATTTTTTAGAACTCTTCATTCTTTTGCATTTAGATTACTAGGCACAAGTAAAGAACAAATGATGAGTAATAGGGATTACCTAGAGTTTGGTAAGAAGAATGGTTTGATTATTAAAGGTACTTCTTATTCAGAAGATGACGGTATATTTAATTCTGATTGTGAAGAATTAAAAATTATAGAACGAGCAAGGATTAAAGGTATTTCTTTAGAAGAAGAATACGACATGAACCAACATCTTACAGACGTGGAACGAGGAACGTTGATCTTGTTAGATCAAGAATTAAAAAAATATAAAAAAGAAAATGGTATGAAAGATTTTACAGATCTCATAGAAGATTTTATTGAACAAGGTAACACACCACCATTTAAAGTTTTGTTTATAGATGAGGCTCAAGATTTAAATAGACTACAATGGAGAATGGTTCAAAGCATATGGCAAAAATCAGAGAAAACTTATATTGCAGGAGATGATGATCAAGCAATATTTAAATGGGCAGGTGCTGACATAGATCATTTTATTGCATTGAAAGATGAAGTAGATGAAATTAAAACATTAAAACAATCTTACAGAATACCTGGTGGACCTATACATGAACTGTCACAAAGAATAATTAAGAATGTAGAAAATAGATTTGATAAATCATATAAGTCAAAAGAAGAACAAGGTATTTTAAAATATTATTCTGATGTAACTCAAGTAGATATGTCTCAAGGTGAGTGGTTAGTTTTATCTACAGCACATCATTTTTTAAATGATGTAAAAGAGTTATGTGAATTGCAAGGTTGGTACTATCAACACAAGAATAAAAATTCTGTAGACATAGGACTTTTACTTGCGATTAGTAATTGGGAAGCATGGAGAAAAGGTAGTGAATTCAATCACTTAGAGATAAAAAATATGTATGCTTATTTAGGTGAGAATATTATGCCGGGATATAGAGACGCTAAAACTTTGTTGAGTGATAAAAAATATAGTTTGAAAGACTGTATGAAAGATCATGGCCTACAAGTTAACAATGTTTGGTTTGAAGCTTTTGATAAATTAGATCCTGTCACAGAAAACTATATTAGAAACATGAGAGCTAATGGTGAAAAAATAAATAGAACACCTAGAATATTATTATCAACAATACATGGAGCCAAAGGTGGTGAAGCTGACAATGTTTTAATTATGTCGGACTTAACTATCAAAGCTGTAAAACATAAAGAAAAAAATCCAGACGACTTTCATAGATTGTTTTATGTTGCAGTGACTAGACCAAGAAAAGAACTACATATTGTAGATCCAAGAAATTATGAAAAGGCATATATATTATGAGAATTGTGTATCAAGACGGAAAATTATACTATAGTATAACTAGGGACGAATATAAGAATATCGAAGTTGGAAAACCGACCGAGATAGATGTTGCGTGGTTACCACATTTGGTAAAAGATATATCAGAAGCTAACTATCAACATTGGAAAAAAGAATTAGAAAAAAATAATAAGTAATATGCAAATACCTTTATTGTTTAAACCTCAAACAGAGTGGTTACCTCCAACAGACTTAAAAAATTTATCTGATGCAAAAGAAATAGCCATAGATTTAGAAACATGTGATCCTAATTTAACAGTTTTAGGATCCGGTGCTATTACAGGTAAAGGTTTTGTTGTTGGTATTGCCGTTGCCGTGGACGGTTGGTCTGGATATTATCCTATTGCTCATGAGGGTGGTGGTAATTTAGATAAAAGAATAGTTTTAGATTGGTTTCAGGATGTTTTAAATACTAGTGCTAATAAAATATTTCATAACGCTATGTATGATGTGACTTGGATAAAGGCTATGGGTTTAAATATCAATGGTCGTATCATTGATACAATGATTGCTGGGTCCTTAATTAATGAAAATAGATTTAGTTATACCTTAGATTCTATGGGTAAAGAGTATGTAGGGTTTGGTAAGAATGAAACAAATTTAAAAGATGCAGCTAGAGATTGGAACATAGATCCTAAGAAAGATATGTGGAGATTACCTGCTATGGAAGTAGGAACTTATGCAGAGAAAGATGCAGAACTAACTTTAAAACTTTGGCAACGATTACAACAAGAACTTACGTCACAAGATCTTTGGACTGTCTTTACATTAGAAACAGATTTATTTCCTTGTTTGATTGATATGAAATTTAAAGGTGTTCGTGTTGATATGCAAAGAGCATCTGACATAAAAGAAGAATTAATTAAAAAAGAAAAACTAGCACTACGAGATATTAAAAAACAAGTAGGATTTGATGTAGAAATATGGGCAGCAGCAAGCTGTGCGAAAGCATTTGATAAAGTAAAACTACCTTACGATAAAACAGATAAAGGTAATCCTAGCTTTACAAAAAACTTTTTAGCAACTCATCCTCATCCTTTGGCCAAAAGTATTACACAAGCAAGAGAACTTAATAAGGCTCATACGACATTTATAGATACAATTATTAGATATGAACATCGAGGTAGAATTCATGCTGACATTAATCAAATACGTTCCGATCAAGGTGGTACAGTAACAGGAAGATTTAGTTACAGTAATCCAAACTTACAGCAAGTTCCGGCAAGGAACAAGGATCTTGGACCGATGATTAGATCTATCTTTATTCCAGAAGAAAAATGTGATTGGGGTTGCTTTGATTATTCACAACAAGAACCAAGAATATTAGTACACTACGCAAGCTTAGATAATTTCAGATCGGTTGATACTATTATAGAAAGTTATAAGAATGCAGACGCAGACTTTCACCAGGCTGTGGCTGATATGGCTAACATTGAAAGAAAACAAGCTAAGACAATTAACTTAGGTTTGATGTATGGCATGGGTAAAAATAAACTCATGGCTGAACTTGGATTACAAGTAGAAGCTGCTGAGAAACTTATAAAAAAATATCATGAGAACGCTCCTTTTGTTAAACAACTTATGGATAGTGTATCGAGAAGAGCTCAAGATAGTGGACGCATAAGAACAATTGGAGGTCGTGTATGTCACTTTGATCTATGGGAACCTACAACGTTTGGTGTACATAAATCTCTACCACATGCACAAGCGTTAAGGGAATACGGACCGGGGATTAAAAGAGCTTTTACATACAAGGCATTAAATAAATTAATTCAAGGTAGTGCAGCTGACATGACAAAGACTTCTATGTTAGCTTTATATAAAGAGGGTATTGTACCACACATACAGATACATGATGAGTTAGATATATCAGTAGAAAATCCAAAGCAAGCTTCAAAAATTATTGAAATTATGGAAGGAGCAGTTGACCTACAAGTACCCAATAAGGTAGACTACGAGAAAGGAAAAAATTGGGGCGAAATAAAATAAATGTCATATCTAAATCATAACCTACCACCATTTAGTGCATACATTAGAAATGAATATTTATTCGACCACGAAAAGGGTCATGGTGAATATACGTTTGCTGATGTACACACAGTAAATAGTTTAGAGAGAAGAGCTTTATTATTTGAATGTTTACTACCAAATGGAGTGAATTGGACAAGAAGACCTATCCATGCCTTCTGTTGGAAGAAAGATGCACCCAAACATAATTTAAATATACATCAATACTGGGATTGTTTCTCACCTTATGTTGACGTACAAAGAAGAAATAGATTAGCAAACTGTAGAGCAGAACTTGTAGACTATAAAGGTGTTAAAAGAAAAGGCACCTATATGTTTACTATAGATTGGGCATGGGAAAATAAAGCAGGTATGTTAGATACAAACTTTAGTGAAGACCCTGAACACAAATGTGCCCACATGTTTAGAATGGATGACGGTAACTTTTTTGCATACCCCAACAATAGAACTATTTGGTATGACGATGCTTTCATGGAAGAAAGATTAACAAAAAATCCAGGATATAAGATAGACCAAAATTTTTATACAGTAGAAAATACTAGAGAAGAAGATACGACAACTGATGATTCATATATGACTCAGTTTGAACGTCCTGAGTGAAATTATTTTTTGACCACATCACAGGAAAGCTAACGAACTACGATTTAGTTTACTCTCTAGCCCTAGCAGAGTTTGAAGATAACGAATATGACTATGCTTTTGAAAACGGATGGATTCCTTTATCTTGGTATTATACAGAATTAGAAAACTTAACTTGGATAAATGCTAGAAACACAAGATTAGTTTTAGATAAAGTAGAGTTTAGTAAAAAACAAAAGTATGTTCTTCGTAAAAAAGATATTAAAGTTAAAATATTAAATAGTTTTGATTATGATTTACTTTCAACAATATATAAAAAATATATTAAGTATAGAAACTTTTATGAAGAAGGTTTTGAAAATGACAGTGAAGTATTTGAAAAGAAAGATTATATAGATTGGAAATATTTTATTTACTATTACAAAGATACTCCTGTTGCTTTTACAGAGTTTAAAGTTTTTGATAACAAGCATGTATTATCAGGACAGTTTGCATGGGATTACGAAAATCCAAAATTAGGATTAGGTACATATGCAACACTATATGAAATTGATTGGTCTATTAAAAACAAATGTAAAAATTATTATTTGTCTTATGGTTATGAAACAACTAGTAAATACAAATCTAAATATAAAGGGTTTGAATTTTGGAATGGCAAAGAATGGATAAACAATAAATCTATATATAATACATTATGTGATAATGATTCTAACATAAAAACCATTAAAGATTTAAATGTATATCAAAGAGATTATTTTTATGATATCAAAGATAAATGATCGTAGTGTTAGGAATTTGCCACACATGCTCTGAATATACACCCTTAGTTAAACAAGATATCAGAGATAAATTAATTTATAGGTGTTTTCATTGTCATTCACAATATGAACAGATGATTAATGGTAAAATTTTATTTCAATTTATAGATCAACCGGAAGAATTAGAGAAAGAAAGTAAAAGAATTATAGATAAACTTAATAAACAAGAAGAAGAAGAACTAGAAATAGACGTAGAACTAGAAGATTAGCTGCTCACCTGGCTTCAGAATAAAGCTCAGATGAGCATAAAGGTGAAGATTTATTATCTTATCCACAATTATTTTCTTGTCAATACCTTCTCGGCATGGTATAAAATCCCATATAATAGGAGAAATAAAAATGCCGAACACAAATAAATACAAATCAGTATCAGTTCACATAGATACTCACAATAAGTTGAATAAAATTAGTAGTGCTTTGTTAGATAATACAAGACTTAGTATTTCTAAAACAATAGAATTATTAGCCAATGAGAAAGCAAAAAAACTTAATGGAAAACTCTCAACAAAATAATAAAAAAATATGTCCTGCCTGTATGGGTAATGGATTTGTTCTTATTGATTCTTGGGATAATTTCTTTCAATGTGATGTTTGTGACAGCCAAGGTGAGATAAGTTTAGAAAAATTTGAAGAAAGGAAAAATGATGAAAAAGAAACCACACGCATTTAGAAGTTATGTTACTGATTGGGTAGAATCTAAAGAGTTTAGAAAACAAGAAGAACAATACCAAATAGAATTACCCGGTGAAACAAAACTAAAAATTAAAAATAAAGACTTTTGTAAAGCTACAAAAGAACTTTTAGAAGGAAAAGAAATAACAGTATTACAAAGAAAGAAGAACAATGGAAAAACTATTAGACCTAAAAAAACTTAAAGAGATAACAAGTAAAATGCCAAGAGATAAAGTGGAAGAACTTCTCATGGCTAGTCTTGGAGAGATTAAGCGTTTACTCAAACTTCTAAAAGATCATGGTTATGAAGAGGAAGACATTGACGATAGGACCATGAACTAATGTATCAACACTTAGATTTATTTAGTGGTATTGGTGGGTTTAGTCTAGGATTAGAAGCAACAGGAGAATTTGAAACTGTTGCTTTCTGTGACTACGATCCCTTTTGTCAAAAAGTATTAAGAAAACATTGGGAGAATGTTCCCATTTATGGAGATATAAAGGAGCTTACATATGAAAAACTCAAAGCAAATGGAATTAATAACATCGACATCATCACAGGAGGATACCCTTGCCAACCTTTCTCCGTTGCAGGTAACAAAAAAGGTGAGCAAGATCCGAGACATCTCTGGCCAGAGTATTTTAGACTTGTCCAAGAGTGTCGACCGACTTGGGTCATTGGAGAAAACGTTGGTGGACACATTAAACTCGGTCTTGACACCGTACTCTCGGACTTGGAGAGTGAAGGTTACTCCGCAAGGACGTTTAGTATTTCAGCTTCTAGCATCGGTGCCAACCACAAAAGAGAAAGAGTCTGGATTGTGGCCAACTCCAACGACAGACTCAGCAAACAATCGAACGAAGAAGTACGCACAGGGAGGAACACCTTTGACAATGGCAATTCAGACATGGCCAACTCCAACATCAAGAGATTGGAAGGATCAAATCGGAGCTTATCCTCCGAGTACGAACGTGACAAGGGGAGAAACTCTCATGAACACAGTGACGAGAAGATCATGGCCAACTCCAGCAGCGAGAGATTGGAAAGACACAGGAGAGAATACGAACTACGAGAAGATAGCCAAGAAGGGAAAGTTAGCAGGAGCAGTGAAGATGTGGCCAACTCCGAACGCATCAGACAACAGGGACCGGGGAAACCTATCGGACCCAGCAATACAAAGACGGATAGCAATGGGAAAACAAGTTGGTTTGACCATGGCAGTGAAAGAGAAGAAGGGTGGTGGGACGTTGAACCCAACGTGGGTCGAGTGGCTCATGGGATACCCCACAGGGTGGACCGACTTAAGTCCCTCGGAAACAGCCTCATCCCTCACATCCCCTACTACATCGGACAATCAATCATCCAATCAGAAAGAGAGTAACGAATGAAATATAAATACGATCACATTATTAAGATATTAAAAGAAAGATATAATTGGACAAAGATACCTCTTATCGAAAAGAAACTAGAAGAAGATAAGTGGTGGGAAAAAATTCCTCACGGACCGAGTATGGGAGAATAGAATGCCACAACTTAAAAAAGAAAAACTAACTGCAGAAGAAGAAAAGATATTAAATAATTGGAGTAAGTTAAATCAAAAAGAAAAAGATACTTTGTTTTTAAATGTCGTTCAAAGACTTATTAAAGTAGAGAAGAAGATAGAAAATTTAACTACATTACGATATACTCCAGCTGCAAAAAAAGAGTTGAGGGAATATATTGCCTGGTCTGTTAGACAAAGAGAAAAAAGTCGTGGTTAAAAAATCTGCAAAGGGATCTATAGGAGAGTTGACCGTGGCTATTGACTACATGAAAAAAGGATATTGGGTTGCTTTGGCAGTTGATCCTCACTCTCCTTTTGATTTAATTGTTGTTGATGATGACGGTAATTGTACATTGATAGATTCTAAATGTTTTTCTATTAGAGCCACAGGAAGAAAAGGAACTAAGATCTATAGAAATTTAAATAAAAAACAAAAAGAAATGGGAGTTAAATTAAAATATGTCGATTGCGATTAATGAAAAATTTATTTATCCCAAAACTATTCGAGAAGCAATCTCTGGTCACAGACATTATGCCGTGGGTGAAGAAAAACTTCCAAGTGTTACAACCATACTAGGTGAGACGAAAGATAAAACTTTTTTAAAAGAATGGAAGAAAAGAGTAGGGGAACAAGAAGCAGAAAGAATTAAAAACTCTGCTTCCACTAGAGGTAGTGTAATGCACCACATCATCGAAGAATATATCAAAGGTAATAAACATGTAGACATGACTTCTATTGGACAGCGAGCAGGAGTTATGGCTAATATTATTATTAGTAAAGGTTTATCGAAGGTAGATTCTGTTTACGGTATTGAGGCTGTCATGCATTACCCTGGTCTTTATGCCGGATCCGCTGACCTTGTAGGAATACACGAGGGTCAAGACGCTATTATGGATTTTAAACAAACAAACAAACCGAAACGAGAAGAGTGGATCGAGGATTATTTTCTACAGTTAGCAGCTTACGCCATGGCTCATGACTATGTTTATGGCACTCAAATTAACAAAGGTGTTATTATGATGTGTAGTGTTGATAGCTACTACCAAGAATTCATTGTAGAAGGTGAAAAATTAAGATATTATAAACACGAGTTTTTAAGGAGACTAGATAAATACCATGGAATTAAGTAAAACTGATATGATTAAAGAGATTAATCTATTAGCTCAAGGTTTATCTGAACAAGATCTTAAAGCATTAATGGCTATGACTGATCAAGAAGTTAAGGCTATCTACACTAATGCCATTAGTAGTATAAAAAAAGCAGGTGGTGGTATGATAGATAAAGCCATTTTATATCCTCCTAGAAATTAATTGTTAAAATTTTTTTTAGTAGGTTGGGTTTGCATTGGTCCGGGTCTTGATCAGAAATGTGTTCGCATGTCATCATCAATTATTCACGATAGCTATGAAGATTGTAATCAATACTTTCAAGTCCTTCGAGAGGAGTTCTCTGACGTAGAGAATTTGAAAATGAACTTTAGCTGTGTAGAGGCAGGTTTATTAGAGCATTACCTATAAGGAATATTAGGCCCCCTATGTGTAAAAAAATATTTTTACTAGGGTAGGGTCTGGTAATGGTGGTAAATGGCTAGAATGGTTGATAAATAAGGTTAAAACAGTCAAAAACACTTACCAGAGTAGTGGTAAGCACTGGTAAATATCAAACTCATTAGCCGTATGGCAATCTAATTTTTTATTTTTATATTTAAACTTGAAGGGGGTCTAATATTCCTTATAGTGAAAATATGGATATAGTTAGAGTAGTTTGGTTAGATACTAATGAATGTAGTCTATCTACTTGGCAAAGTAGGGAAGAGTTATTAGGTAGTGAGCCTTGTCAAATATCTTCTTTAGGGTATCTAATTAAAAAAGATGAAAAGACTATTACAATATCTGCTGATAAAGATGATTTCGATCAAGATGATTTGTTTGGTAGATCTCAAGTAATTCCTTTAGGTGTGGTGTTAAGAATAGAACACTTAAAATTAACTTAATCGTTATCTTCTTTTATAGGTTTAACTATTTTTAAAACCCTAGGTTTCTTAACTTTATCTTTCATTTCTTCAAAATCCTCCTCTTGAAGAAGAACTTTATTTTCTTCTATAATAGATTTCATTCTTTCTTCTAATTCTTTTTCTGATAAATCTTCTAGTTTACCATGCTTGATGATTTTTTGTTCTATATATAATCCTGCAGCTTTACCCCTTGCGACCTCTGCATTAACAGCAGCAGACCAAGACTTAGCTTCAATTGCTTCTTGCCTAATCCTTGCTAATTCTGTTATGTGTTTTTCGTAAGTGATCTCATATTTCTTTTGCATTTCAGCTCTAAGATTATTTATATGCTTGACGACTAAAGGAAATTTATTTGGGTTTCTTAGTTCTGAAGCTCTTACATGGCATGAGCCCTCTGCATATCCGGCCTCTAATGCACATTCTGTAGGTGACATACGACCTTCATTAAATACCAATAACTCAGCAAATTTTTTCTGTTGTTCTGTTAGTATTTTTGGTAATCCCATGGGAAGTAAATATAAGTAAATTTACTTATAATTACAACACTCTTTTACGCCTGCGCCTTGGTGCATAATACTCAGGTCCATGATTGGGTAGTAAATCCGGGTGAGTATCGCTTGTTGCTTGTGGCTTGTTGCTTGTGGCTTGTACCCTATAAGTTATAGATTCAATGCTGCTGTTATTTTCAAAAATTTCCAGGGTATACCGGGCCACATTAGCAGCCCGGAATTTATCTATTATTTTTTTATCTATCATTGACGCTCTCTAAGTGCTCAACAAAACTTTTGACGCTTGCTATAACTTCTTTTGTGCTTAATTTGTTTTGCTCTTTGTGTACTTCACGCCAATTCAAAGATTTTGAAAATGCATTTATCATATGGTTTAAATCCATATCCAATATTGGAATATTAACGCCTTTACTTGATGACCACCAGGGGTTTAAATCCTCATCATTCATATTACAAGGTATAGCTCTTTTTGTTTTTATGTGCATAACCTCTAATAAATCCCTAACAGTTAATTTTTCTTTATTTAAAACAATAGATATTTTTATAACATCATTTAAGTTTAAATATTTTTCTTTTTTCATTTTTCCTCACTTTCTTCTATATCTTTAATTTCATGGTCTTTTAATTTTAAACCATGTAATTCGTTAAATTGTTCTTTTAACTTTTCAATATAATCGTATTTGCTATTTGCTTCTAAATTATTAATTGAAAATGTAATCACAATATTTGATGTATATTCTTTCATTTTTCCTCACTTTCCAAAACAAATCCAGAATAATCCGTTTTTGCTTTTCCTTTTGCTTTTAATCCGGCAATAACGTTGTTCCCGTCTAAAAATCTCAAATCACTCTCATCCGCATTTATAACTTTAAATCCTTTAAAAGTTTTAGGTAGATTAGATCTAAAAACGGCAGCAATATTGCCACCAAGTTTTAAAACGTTCATAGCTTCGTCTTTATTATCCTCTGTTAGGCTGTATGTTAGATGATAATTTGACGGCATTTGGCCATTAACATATTTTAAAATTCTTTTGTAAACCTTGGTATAATCATAAAACTGAACGCTTGAAAACTCTTCCATAATCCCGGTATTTTCCCAGGATATATCTGAAGTTCCGTTCAATCTTATACATGGTATTAAGTTTTTCTTTTGAGCTCTGATTAAAAAAGCTTTTATTTCTTTTCTAAGTTGATTTAAAAAAGTTTCTCTCTCTTGAATATACCACCTTGTTTTATTAATTCGTCCTTGCTGCACATTATTAAATGCGCCATGGCCTGCAGTATATAAACAAGATTTTAAACAGCCTTTACTAGCTTGGGGGCAGACATTAAAACCAGATTGTGAACCAGACGCACCGTAAAAAATAGCTGTCATATATCCGAAATTTTGGCCTTTAACAGTTTTTGCATTATTATCAATGTTTAAAATTTTAGGTGATTTTTTAAACTCTAAATACATTTTTTCTTTCTCTCTTTCTGTTTATTTTATACCACAAAATCCCACAATAGACAAATAAATAATAATAAAATATATATATATTTGTATGGTTGATTTACTTTGAAATCTGAAACTAAATTGTGGCAAGAATTGAAGAAAAAAACGCCTTTAATTTCTTGGACTAGGTTAGAAAGTTGGGCGTCTTTGGGTGTTCCTGATCTTCTTGGTTATACTGACAATAAAGGTTTTTTTACTGTTGAATTAAAAGTAATCAATAGTAAGAAAATACGATTTTCACCTCATCAAATAGCGTTCCATATTAAACACTTTAAAAATTCTTACATCATAGCCAAGACCCTCGACCCTTTGAGCTATAAACTTTATCCAGGGGCCTCGGTCCTTGCTTTATCACAAGGTGAACCGGTCCGGGAACTAGCTGCCAATTGGTTAGATATTCAAGAAAAACTTATCCACAGTTAATTTTATATTATCCCATTTTATACTTTACTTTCCCATAATATATGTTATAATAGTAAGGGTTGGGAGGGAGGGCTAAAAGATTCCTGGTGCTTGCGCCTTCTGGGCCCACCCGCCCCCACCACCCCCGGTTTCCCTGGTTCGTGCAGCTTGCTGCTTGTGGCTTGTGGATTATTTTTTATTTTTTTTTCAGCCTCGAACTCTTGCAGCTCGTGGCCTGTGCCTAAGCAATAAATTCCAGGACCGGAATTTATTATTTTTTTTAACCCAGATCTGGGCTTGTTGATCTGAAATCCAGAATGCAGCAAGCGCCCTAACGGGCGCTTGCTTTTTATTCTTATTCAATTTCTGTGATCCTGTATGCGTTTTCTTTGGGGTCCTCATCCTTATAAGATACCCTCTCGACCCACTTTGTGGCATCTTCCATGCTTTCAAATTCCATGATTTGAGTAACAAAGGAAGGTTTTGCTTTATAAGTAATTTGAAATTTCTTAGGTTTATCTTTTATGTAAAGCACAAAAGAGTCCACCTTGTCTCTATCAGCATTGTGATAATAAGAACCGTTTGATCTTCCATATTTTACAGTTCTATAAAGTTTTCTATTAAGATATTTTCTTGCTAACTTAATAAATAAATTACCCTCTTCATCGTTAGGAATACCATAAAATTGGTATTCCCCTCCTCCATTAGGATTTTTTTCAATCCTCTTTTGATAGTCATTAACTAATTTTAGTTTAGTCATTTGCTTTCTCTCTTTCTTTTAGTCCGTTGAAGATGTGAGCAATCACATCTATTGTCCAACCGTCTCCAAGTATACAAGCAATCTGATTTTCGGTCAAACCTTTTGTATATCCTCTTGGAACTGTTTGGCAATCTTCTCTTTCTTGTGGTGTTAAATATCTAACACCTTCATAAATAGATAAATCGATATTACTATTTTTAATATGTTCATCTATTTGTTTTGCGTTCATGTGTTTAAAATTTTCATTATAATGAAAAACACATTCTCCAAAATGTTTTTGAGATTTAAAAATCAAAGTTGTAAATCCTGTTGAATAATATCTATGAAACATTTTAATTGGTGTTGATAGTGGACGACTATCACTCTCAAGCAAACATCTTGCGTGTGTTCTTTCCGTCCAACCATTTTCTAAAACTTCAATTAAGTGTTTTGGCCTTGGGTAAATATAATATAAAGGAATGTTAGTCCAATATAATCTATGTCTTAGTTGTGGAGCAAAATGCATAGAATTAATTTTGATAGGCTTGCAATTTAATTCTCTAGAAATAATTTCTTCATGCTCCGATTTCATTCTCACATTTTCTAATAAGAAATATTTTGGTTTAACTTCATTCTTTAATCTTAACCACTCATAAAATAAACCACTTTTAGAACCTTCAACACCTAATCTATTTTTATTAGCACCACTAAAATCTTGGCAAGGTGAACCACCTATAAACAAATCTATTGTAGGGAGATCACTACCTTTAATGGTAGTGATATCACCTAATCTATTTTTTTTATCTTGAGGATAATTTTTATTTGCAATATCAATTGCGTATTTTTTTATTTCGGAACTAAAATAATTATCCACGGTCAGCCCTACTTTATCTAATGCAATACGACCACAAGACATCCCGTCAAATGCTGAGAATACATTCATGTTATTTACCTCCGAAATGTTCGTCAAGAATAACCCAAACGACAAGCAATGTGACCACCGAAGTGATCACAATGCAAATTGTATTTAAGTCCTCCATTATTTTTTATCCTTATAATTTTTATAGTAATAAATATATTTTTTTTCCTTATATTCTTTAAGGGCTTTTTCAACAAGTTGAATGGCATATTTACTATGACCACCAACATTCCATTCTTTAATATCTTGAACTTCTAAACCTTCTTCTTCACCACAATATCTCTTACCATTTTTCCAATTGTAAACGGTAGCAATTTGAACTTCATCAAAATGTATAGTTGGATCGTAAAAGGTTAATTCCCACTCAACTTCTATTTTAGTTTCCATACCACCTTCAATGGTAGGCTTTCCAAAAGTATTAACTAAATCATCATAAGAACATTGAACATATCCTTGAAGATGAGTCCCATTAGTACCATTTGTTTCAGCGTTTTTAATAATCATTTCTTTTTTCTCCATAATTAATAATTAAATCTATCACAATTTATGGGATAAATAATCAAAAAAAATGCATTATTTTAGTTTAACAATCTATAACGCTTCATGCTCCGATGTATCTGTATGGGCTTTATAATGGGTTTTTATGGGATAATATATTATAGATAGAAATCCTAGAAATCTGGACACCTACTGCATCTTGTGTTGCAAAAATGCAACACCTACTGGATATAGTGGCTTGAGCCCTACGGGCCCACCCACCCCCACCACCGCCCTCTGCTTCTCGCCCCGCTGGGGCGAGATCGGATAGAGGTACCAAACCATGTTTCAAACTACATTTGTTTATTGGCACCCCCATCCCCCCTTTTGTATATGTAGGGATCCTAATGTACTTGTATATAGTCGATTTTAGAGATAACATCACCTAAAATACTTATTGAAAAAATTTTTTAAATTTTTTTTTCGTTTTTAAATGTTAAAAGATATAGATCTAAGAAAGCTACCTATTGATGCTAAGAAAGACTTCATGAAGTATGCAATAAGATTGGAAGAGAAGAAAAAAGAAAAAGCTGTCTCTACTGATTTTATGTCTTTCGTAAAATATGTTTGGCCTGATTTCATAGAGGGGTCCCACCACAAAATCATGGCTGATAAGTTTAATCAAGTGGCCGAGGGCAAGATTAAAAGATTGATTATCAATATGGCACCTCGACATACAAAATCAGAATTTGCATCGTTCCTGCTCCCCGCTTGGATGATCGGTAGGGACCCTAAGTTAAAAATTATTCAAGCAACTTTTAATTCAGAACTCGCTGTTCGCTTTGGTCGTAAAGCAAAACATTTAATTGATACAGACGAGTATAGAAAAATTTTTCCTACAAAATTACAAGAAGATTCTAAAGCTGCAGGTCGTTGGGAAACTAATCAAGGTGGTGAGTATTTTGCAACAGGTGTGGGTGGTGCTGTGACAGGTCGTGGTGCGGATCTATTTATTATTGATGACCCCCACTCGGAGCAAGATGCGATGAACATGAATTCCTTTGAGAGAACTTGGGAGTGGTATACCTCCGGTCCTCGTCAGCGTTTACAACCTGGTGGTAGAATTATTTTGGTGATGACGAGGTGGAACACAAAAGATTTAACAGGAATGCTGCTCAAAGCTCAAAGTGATCCTAAAGCAGATCAATGGGAGATCATAGAATTTCCAGCAATCCTACCAAGCAATAAACCTGTATGGCCAGAATATTGGAAGTTGGACGAATTACAAACGGTCAAAGCTTCGCTGTCCGTGAGCAAATGGAATGCTCAGTACCAACAAAACCCCACGGCGGAAGAGGGGTCTATCATTAAACGAGAATGGTGGAGGGTGTATGAAAGCGAAGAACTTCCTGCTCTACATCATGTGATACAAAGTTATGATACAGCTTTTATGAAAAAACAAACAGCAGACTACTCGGCTATTACTACGTGGGGAGTCTTTTATCCGACCGAGGACAGCGGACCGAACTTGTTGTTATTAGATTGTGTGAAAGATAGATTTGAGTTCCCGGAACTAAGAAGAGTAGCTAAAGATCAATATGATTATTGGAAACCTGAAACGGTGATCGTGGAAGCAAAAGCATCAGGACTACCTTTGACATATGAATTACGCAAAATGGGAATACCGGTTTTAAACTTTACACCTAGTAAAGGAAATGATAAACATACAAGGGTGAATTCTGTAGCTCCTATCTTTGAAGCAGGACAAGTGTGGGCACCAGATAAAAAATTTGCAGAGGAAGTTATAGAGGAATGTGCTTCGTTTCCATATGGCGACCATGACGATTTAGTAGATAGCACAACACAAGCTGTCATGAGATTTAGACAGGGAGGATTTATTGAACACCCAGACGACCAAGAAGATGAACCCTTACCTCACCAACAAAGGACGTATTATTAATGGCTGAAATAGATAAAGCATTACCAAATGAAAATTTAAACCTTGAGGAAGAAGAACAAGAAGTTTTTGTAGAAGAAACAAAAAAAGATACAGGCCCTGTTGACATCACAGAAATGGAAGATGGTGGAGCAGAAATTAATTTTAATCCTAATGCTATGGAGCCAATGGATCCTAAAGAACATTTTTCTAATTTAGCAGAGCTATTACCTGATACAATTTTAGATCCGATTGGATCGGATCTTTCTTCTAAGTTTGAAGATTACAAGTCATCAAGGTCAGAGTGGGAGAAAGCTTATACCGATGGTTTAGAATTATTAGGATTTAAATACGAAGACAAGAGTGAACCGTTTCGAGGTGCAAGTGGTGCGACTCATCCTGTTTTATCAGAAGCCGTGACACAATTTCAATCACTTGCTTATAAAGAATTATTACCAGCAGGAGGACCTGTAAGAACACAAGTTGTCGGTAAAGATGACATGGCAAGAAAAGATCAAGCCAATCGTGTAAAAGAATTTATGAACTATCAAATCATGCATGTCATGAAAGAGTATGAAGCAGACTTTGATCAAATGTTATTTTACTTACCTCTTGCAGGATCTACTTTTAAAAAAGTTTACTATGATCAACTATTAAACAGAGCTGTATCAAAATTTATTCCTGCAGATGATTTAGTCGTACCTTACTCAGCAACAAGTTTAGATGAAGCGGATACAGTTATTCACGTTATTAGAATTTCTGAAAATGATTTACGCAAGCAGCAAGTTAATGGCTTTTACAGAGATATAGAATTATCTACAAGTTATGATTCAAGTGATACTGATGTAAAAAGTAAAGAGAGAGAACTTGAAGGAGTTAAGGCAAGTGGTCAAGATGAAGACATGTATACTCTTTTAGAGTGTCATGTAAATTTAGATCTAGAGGGTTTTGAAGATATGAATCCTCAAAGCAATGAACCTACAGGAATTAAGTTACCTTACATCGTCACAATCGAAGAGGGTACAAATGAAGTTTTATCTATTAGAAGAAATTTTGCACAAGGTGATCCTTTAAAAAAGAAAGTTGATTATTTTGTACATTTTAAATTTTTACCGGGTCTAGGTTTTTATGGCTTTGGTTTGATTCACATGATCGGTGGATTATCTAGAACTGCTACAGCAGCACTCAGACAATTACTAGACGCTGGAACTTTATCGAACTTACCTGCAGGATTTAAGATGCGTGGTATTCGAGTGAGAGATGATGCACAGCCTCTACAACCAGGTGAGTTTAGAGACGTTGATGCACCCGGAGGAAACCTAAGAGATTCTTTTATGCCGTTACCATTCAAAGAACCTTCACAAACTTTGCTTGCTTTAATGAGTACAGTTGTCTCTGCAGGTCAGCGTTTCGCTAGTATTGCAGACATGCAAGTAGGTGACGGTAATCAAGGTGCTGCTGTAGGTACTACAGTTGCATTATTAGAGCGTGGATCTCGTGTGATGTCAGCTATTCACAAGAGACTTTATGCAAGTTTAAAACAAGAATTCAGTTTATTATCTAAAGTCTTTAGTTTGTACCTTCCTCCTGAGTACCCTTACGATGTTGTCGGTGGACAACGCAGCATTAAACAAACTGACTTTGATGATAGAGTAGACATCTTGCCAATTGCGGATCCGAATATTTTCTCCCAAACGCAGCGTATATCTATAGCTCAAACGGAACTGCAAATGGCAATGTCTAATCCTAAATTACACAATTTATATAACGCTTATTACAACATGTATTCCGCATTGGGTGTTAAAGATATAAATTCTATTCTACCACCACCTGCAAAACCTACACCAATGGATCCAAGTATGGAACACATACAAGCAATGAGTCAAAAAAGTTTTCAAGCATTTCCAAAACAAGACCATAGATCTCATATTGACGCTCATTTAAACTTTATGGCAACAAATATGGTTAAAAATAATCCGTTAATTTCTTCTTTGGTGTTTAAAAATGTACTTGAACACATAAGTTTGATGGCGCAAGAACAGATTCAGATAGAATTCGCAGAAGATTTAATGAAATTACAACAAATGCAGATGCAAATGCAACAAAATCCACAAATGGCACAACAAATGGCGCAAAATCCTGAATTACAACGTATACAAGTGACTATTGAAGCTAGAAAAGCAGTATTAATTGCAGATATGACTAAAGATTTTATGCAAGAAGAAAAGAAAATTGCAGATGACATGAACAAAGACCCTCTTATCAAACTAAAAGCTAGAGAAGTAGATTTAAAAGCAAAAGAAGAAGCTAGAAAAGAAAGAGAAGGAGAAGAAAAATCTGAATTAGATAGATTAAGATTAATTTCCAATAGACAACTTGCTGAAGATAAGTTAGAACAGAGTGATGAACATCAAAAACTTCGAGCAGGTGTTAGTTTGGCAAAATCAGGTAT